CCCGTTCAACTTATCCATGACATCCTCTGAAAAATCCCTCAATTCATACAACTCCTCTTTGGTCTTATTCAGCTCACGGAGTAAGAAAATCACACCGACGACACAAACGACGGTGGCAAACATCATAATATTTTCGTGGTTAAGAGGAATCATTTATACTCTATCATTTCACTTTCTTTTTAAGCAATTGTACCCATCTTAGCTCTCCCTGAAGGAGGGCACTCGTAGGGACTTTGTCCAAACTGAACGGCTTGGTAATGCGTATTTTCACAAGTTTTATCCGTCGATGGTGAAGGTTGACCGATAAACTTTTCGAGTGTCCTGGATTTAGGATCGTACGTCAATACAAAAACGATGGCGAGAAAGAAGACAATAGTCCAAATCATTATTACTATTTAGTTAGAATATAAAAGACCACCCATACCATTCTCGATACGGAGAATGTTATAGTTTACGGCGTAGATATCCTTGGTTACCGAACGGTTATCGTTGACGATACGAGCGGAATCGAGACGGGAGAAGTTGAGGTTCCCGGTGGGTTGCAACTTACCAGTCTCAAGGCAGAATGGGTAGGTGAAAAGCTTGGTCCCGGGAGTCGAGTTACCATGGGAAGTGTGGTAGTAGAGAGGAACCGAGGTGTAGTTGGGGTTCGCAAACTTGAAGTCGGACACATCGGTGCCGTTAATTTGGAGCTTGAGCTTGTTGTCATCGTTGAGGATGGAGAGGGCCGAGGAATCCGCCGACGCCAAGTACTTGACCGGGTGGTTGAAGTTGAGCTCCTGTGTTTTGGAACCCGAAGAGATCGCCTTTTGAACCTGGGTGATAAGCATGTTTTGGGGCTGCGAAGCAAACACATCACGCTCCTGGGTATCGAGGTACGCGTAGTTGGCGTAGATGTCCCACTTTGAACCAGCGGCGGCAGCACCCCAAGTGATCCTAAGTTCAACATCATGATACTGGAGTGAGATCAAGGGTAGAGCGGTCTGCCAGTTTTCACAGAATGCGAAACGGAGAGGATAGAAACGCTCGTTGGTGGAGCCACCGTAGAGATCACCAGCCACCGACTTTGACGAAGAGGTCGCGGAAAGGGTGGGTGCAATGAGAGTGGAGTAGGTAGAATCTTGTTCATCAACGAGTTGACCCCCGATAAGGAGTTCAACCTTGGAGATCACAGTGGTCCAATCAGGGATTGTGTTACTCGCGACACCAGTGTTGGGTACGAGGTAGACATAGTTGAGCATATCACCCTTGCGCTCGAAGCGGACAGTGGACATGCCATGGTTGGAGACGTTGCCTTGAATGACCTGACGTTCGACAGTTTGGGAGAAATTGGTGTGGCGTTTATAGGTGGACCTGAAGAAACTGACCTCGGGCTGACCCACGAGGTGGACGTCCTGAGCACCGACGGCTACGAGTTGGGCAATACCACCAGACATTTTATAATATAGTGAGACTTTATTTTTAAGCCTAAACGAACTTCGACGAATCTGAGGGATTCGTGGGAGAACGGGGACGAAGTTGATTATTGTGGGGGTTCTGGCCACGTTACACTAGTGGGAATTAAATCTTCGTTATACGTAATACCAGAATTAGGAAAATCACGTAATTGGCGTCTATATTCATTCCATTTACCACGTAATACACCATCCATATAGACATCCGCGAGCTGTGTCCAGTCTGAATCAATTAATTTTTTATTTCTTGTCTCAATGATATCGGTAATATTTTGACGTTTGAACGAGTTTATAGCTTGTTCTGAACGTACGTCAAGGTAATAGTTTCCGGAGTTATCTATTTTTACAAATGGGGTAGCCTTGAATGGTCTAATCAATTTATTAGCCATCTCTATATCTTCTTCTGGAATTGTCACTAATATATGGTCTGTGTCACCCTCTTCTATTAAATACGAAGGTAACTTGGGACCGTTGAATATGAATCCATTGTTTGTGGTCGTATTCAATACAATGGCATTCCCGTGACCTTTGGGTTTGGATACGGTAACGATCATCTTATTATATTACTAATAATATAATCTACTGTAATCGACCACTTCCGCTATGAATATATCACGAGCACCCCCCCCACTGAACGTAATCGTAAGCGTGTCGTGTGCACCCACAACATTCGGACTCTCGTACACTACGTTGAATATGGAGCTGGCGCTATCCGTCGCCGGTAAGACCGAGCCCGGCGCACCCGCCGAGCTGTCGCCATGCAACAACGTTACATCGATATCACCGGTACCTCCACCACCCGTTGATAATCGTCTATATCCTACTGCACCGGTGTAACCCGCAAGATTCGAAGAATTTGTATCGACTGTACATGCTGAATAAAGTATCACACCTGGAACCCAACTATCCACCCGGTTTAGCTTAAACGTCATCACACACGGATTACCTCGTTTTGCTTTTCTCTGTGCCAAACATGAATGATCCCTGGGTGTCGTGAGATTCTCGCGAATTCCGTATGCGATTGATTCACAAGCTAAGGTATCAGTTGCCTCGACATGAACAAACCTCGCCATCCCCTTCACATCCAATTGGGCTTCAGGGACTTTCCCGATACCGACGGCCGTCTCGCTGATGACCATGGACCGCCCGGTTCGGCCCAAGTTGTAGAGTTTACGGACCTCCGAGGGTTCGAGGGCGACGTTGTAGAGTTTGAAGTTTGAGATTTTAAAGTTTATGGTGTTAGTAGACCCAAGAGAAACCCGCACACTCGAGGGACTCGTGTATGCATCTCCTGTATGAGCATCGAGAGCTTGTTTTACACCATTATAGTATACCTCAACACTCGTTGAAGTCACGGCTCCACCCTTATACACCAAACCTACATGAACCCATTGGTATTTCGGGAAAATATTAGTACTTGCTACATAAACAGCATTACCCCAAAAATCGTAACGCAACCTTCCAGTATTATCAAGGACACAATGAGCCGTGGTACTTGTGACCCCACCTGCTGGGTATGTATCATCAAGATAGAAAAATACCGGACTCCAATCACTTACCCAACCCCAAAAACTGACAGAATGTATAAAAACACCAGCACCCGCTGGAACAGTTATCGGCCCGGTCGCGACCTGACCCTGGGTTGTGCCGTTGGAAAGACTAAACGCCTTATCCGCTGCGGAGTAGGAGGAAACCCCATAAAACGCCCCATGATTCCCCTGCCCCGAGATATCTGTGGGTGAGGAATTGACGGTGGTATCGAAATCCAGCAGCAACTTCTCCGGCCTAGGGGTTTCCGTATCCACGTCGTACCGAGAGATGCGGGGAACATCGAGGGACCGCCCTAACGTGAGCGAACCCTTATCCAGGGTCGTGGGGCCGGGGGTGCCGAAATAAACAAGTTCACCCATTTGCCAATGCATATCGGATGTTCCACTTGCTGGATACCGGGCGGTTAAGTTTGTACACACTAATCTAAGATGTGAATAATATGTTTCTGTAGTTATATCAAAATAAGTGAGTGTGTTTGGTGGAGTTGTTCCAGCATAATCTATCGTGTATATCTGATACCAATCAACACCATTGTTACTACCAAGTATAATACCCCGTTGGAGTCCGATCGATGAGTAGTTGGTTCTAGGTGCTGTCCCGACCCTTTTTAACTTTACAGGATATGGACACTCTAAATCTATCCACCCTCCCGAGAGAACACTTCCATCGTATAGGGTTGTTTTGGAAGCCGTGGATAAGGCTCCAAACGGTGTAACATCTGAATATCTAACTCCTACGTCTACCCAAAAAGTCGAAGTAGATTTATCAAATGCTTTCCACGGAGCATAAGCGGTATTTGTGTTACCTCCATGTGCCACAAAAGCACCATGTCCCTCCACCAGCGTTTCATTCTTCGTCATAGGACCCGGAGGATACTCTTGGATTCGCTCATCTCCCGCGAGTTCCAATTGGCCCGAGGGTTCGGCGACCCCGATGCCTAGGTGTCCCTTGTAGAGGGTCACGGAGGAACGGGTCCCCAAGAAATAGTCTTTTTGGTAGTCGTACAACTCTT